GGGGTATAGGGGGTTGGGGGGTGGTGTTTTATTGCAAGACCCCCCGAGAATTTCTCCAAAAAATTATTTGTTTCCTGAAAACTCAAGAAACAGTTGCACAACATGTATGAAATGTGCTAAGATAATGCTACGCGAGCAAGCTCGCTTGCGATGAACACAGTGGAAGGGGCACATTGCTCCATAAGAAGGAGTAAAATGAAACTGAATTTGTCAAACATTACGAGTGGATATGGCGCTGTTGCTGCCCTGAATGCCAATTTCGATGCCATTGAACAGGCGGTGGAGAACACGTTGAGTCGTGATGGCACCACGCCAAATGAGATGGAAGCCAATCTGGACATGAATGGCAACAACATCCTCAACGCAGACACAATTAACACGGCTTCGTTGGTGATTAACGGCACTCCTGTGCAGCCTTCCACAGGTGTTACAGTGGCCAGCGCCTTCCAAAGCCATTCTTTTGTGGCTACGGCTGCCCAAACCTCCTTTTCCGTGGCTCCCTTCACCCCCTATTCCGCTTCTGTTGTGGTGGAAGTAAACGGAATTGTGCTTCCTCCGGCCGATGTTTCCGTGTCAGGCACGAATGTTGTCATTCCTGCATGCACTGTGGGCGATGAGGTGGTGATTCGTCGTTTTACGGATGCTCCGTCCCCATTTCCTGATGCTGAAGATATTTCATTTAATCAAGCAGGAACTATTCAGACACGTTCTGTGCAGGCCAAGCTGCGAGACGTGGTTCACGCCGCCGACTTCGGCATTGTGTCGGATGGAGTCACGCTTCAGACCACGGCGATCAACACCGTGACCTCGGCCCTCGGCGCGGCTGGCTTTCGTGGCACTCTGGTGATCCCGCACAACACCCGGTTCGACCCACCTTCGGTTTTTTCGGCGTGCCCGACTGGCGTCATGCTGGACATCACCGACTCGGTGAATTGGGGCCAGCCCCCAGGCTATCGAAACCGTTTCCGTATGCTTTACAGCGGCGATACAGTGAGCGACGACACGCAGCAGATCGTTGCGTCGAACCATCACCCGGCGATCATGCTGCTCAACATGGGCACGGCGGCCAGCGTTGCAGCTTCCAGCCGTTATGGGACGATCCTGCACGGCGTGGGCAAAGACGTGGACGGCGACCCGATCATCGGGTGGTTTCAGCAGTTTGCCAAGGCGCCGAGTTCAAACCGCTGGCGCGTGTCGTGGCGGCTGAATACGCCCTACGACGTAGCGATCGCCAACCCGACCAACTGGACTGCCAGCCAAGTTGTGCCCGCCGGCGCCTATCGCATCAGCGACGGCGGGAAGGTCTACAAGACAACTGCGGGCGGGACTTGTGGAAGCACCGCGCCGACAGGTACGGGCGGCAGCATCAGCGACGGCGGCGTCACCTGGGCCTATGTGCAGGCGGCTATCGGTATCGACAGCACCCGCATGGACTTGGACGAGAACGCCAACTCGGGGTTCTACGGGCCGGCATCCGTACGCATGACGTTCAACGGGGGCGGGCGCGAGCATTACCTGGAAGTCGACCCCGCCTCCAACGATGTGACTTGGCGCGACGTGTCGCGCAGCGCTGACATTTGGAGCAGCACGACCACGGGCGGCCTTCGCACGGGTCGCATCCAGTCGCTCAACCGCGTTGACACCACGGTGAGCGCCACAGGCGCCATCACCTTGCTGGCCCCGTTGCACACCCTAACCGCCAGCGGCGGCCCGTGGGACATCACCGACCTCACGCTGCCCGCTGGGCAGACCAGCGGCACAGTAACGCTGTGGTTCCTGACCAGCAACCTCACGCTCAAGAACAACGCGAACATCGTGACGCGCACGGGCGCTGACATTGCGAGCGCCGCCAACATGATGCTGACGCTGTACAAGGACACGGCGGTCAGCGGTTCTTGGATCGTGATGAACAAGAACTGATACATGGCCGATAAGCTCGCCCTTGGCAAGATTAAACTAAAGGATTAAGATGAGTAAAGCATCAAACAATAAAGTAAAACTCAATGACATGGTGAGTGTCAAAGACTTTGGGGCAAAGGGGGATGGTGTTGCTGATGACACAGCTGGAATCTGGAACGCAATTATTTCTTTGCGAGCCAACCCTGTTTCAATTTTAGACACCATTGGAGGAAGCACAATCACTGCTTATTCATCTGGGATTATTTACTTTCCTCCTGGTATTTACAAAATATCGCCAGATACCCTGAAGATTTATCAGGATGTTGGTTTAACGTTAAAGGGCGCTGGAAGTCGTCGCACAAACAACGCTGTGCGCGCATCAACGACTTTGCTTATCAGCGGAACTTCGTCTGGCTTTGGTTTGCAGGCATATCGTAGTGGTGGGCGCGGTTTAACAATTGAAGACATGGATGTTTGTTATGAAACGTCTTCATTTACTGGAAGTGTGCTAGATGTAGTCGACGCCCCAGGTGTCACGGCAAATCGAGCATTTTTTGGAACATATGGACTCACTGCTGGAACTCGTTTGCAAACTGCTGCCAGTTGTCTAAGAAGCACTTATGATGAGTTCATGCACTTTACAGATTGTGTTTTTGATGGTGCAGTGAAAGGATGGTGGTCAGACGATACGCGCACTGAACTAGGAAACACATTTGGCGGCTCGTTGACAAAGTTTGACTCGTGCGTATTCTATGATTTCAGTGAAAATCATGTATATCACGGAGGTAGTCGCACAAGATCAGGTGTAGAATTTTTGAATTGTGCATTCAATCCAATTTCCGTATCTCCTAGCAGCACTTGCTTAAATGTTGATAACGTAGACGGAATTACTGTCAAAACCTGTGGGTTTGCGGCATCTGTATCTTCTGCGCCTGCTGTGCAATGGTTGCGAATTACAAATAGTACAGGTTCTATACGTGATAATTTTATTGACGATTTAGCTCCGGTTGGACAAATTTCCGGGCAATTAGAAGTTTCAGGGAATCGCATTTATTCAACTAATGGGTTTACTGTTACTGGAGGCGTTATCTCTGGCAGGAGTAATGAATTCAGTCAAGGTACAAACGGCTGGACATTCTCGCCAACTTCAGCTTTGAGTTTTGATCTCGGGCCTGATTTATTTAAGTCAGGTGTTACTCGTTCTTATGATGTACCTGCTGATTCATCAAATCTTGCAGGACGTATTAACTACGATAGCGCAAGCGATGCATCAACATCAAAGTTCAGAAATACCTCAGCAAGAGTACGAATTTTATCGGTTGATGGAAAACAATTTTCTGTTTCATCCACTCCATACACGGTCTCAATTCTTGACACAGGAAGAACCATTCTTGCAACTGGCGCGTCGGCTCAGACGTTTACGCTTCCGACACCGACTCCTGGAACGACTCTTACAATTACTAAATTGTCTTCAGTCAATCTCAACGTAAACTGTGCTGGCGGCACCAATTATTATGGTGTTGGAACAACTGTATACACCGGGGCTGCTCTGACTGGAGCCACTTATGGAACGCTTGTCCTTGAGGCATACGCAACTGTTGGATGGATCGTAAAGTCACAAGTTAATTCTTGGACGTTTACTTGATGTTACGCGACAAACTCGCCCTAAACGTCATCACTTGCCACTAGGACTTGCGGGCTTTAGCCTCCCCCTAGGGACGTACGACAACTATACTAACAAGGAAAATACATGGACGACAGAGCATTCGGAAAAATTGAAGCGCAAGTAGAGGCTTTGGAGAAACAAGTTGACGCTCTTACTTCAAAGGTGGATGCTCTGCTCGAACTTGCAAATAAAAGTAAAGGGGGCTTTTGGATGGGCATGACTATTGCCTCGATTCTAGGCGCTGTTGTTGCCTGGGCTATTGACCATTTGATTATTAAATGATATGATACACGATAAACCTTTACGAGATAGTCAAGGAAAGATGTTGACTATTGGATTGTTCAAAGAAACTGCACAACCAGGAAATAAAATGCCTGCTCCATTCTCCTTGGCTGAATGGAAGAATGTGTATATTGAGATGAGTGATCCAACAGAATACTTACCTGCTATGGCCCTTACAGGTGATTGGCAACACTGGCAAGCAATTCGCAATCACCACAAGCTAAAGCACATCTTTGATTTCTGGGCACAAGAGCTGGAAATGAAACTAAAGAGTGAAGCTGTGCGAACAATGATTTCTCAGTCAATGCAACCAGGCGGTACTGCTGCTGCAAAATGGCTTGCAGAAAAAGGCTATTTGCAAGATGTGACAAACAAGAAGGCAGTTGGTAGGCCAAAGACTGAAGAGAAGATGGCAGACATTCCAACAAATGTTGCAAACAAGTTGGAGAATGTGTTGCACCTTGTTGCTAATAGGAAATAACTATGCCATACAAACGTGACTATCAAAAAGAAAACGAGTATAAAAGCAAGCCAGATCAAATCAAGAAACGTGTAATGCGGAATGCAGCACGTCGTAAACTTGAGCGAGAAGGGCTTGTTTCTAAGGGTGATGGCACTCATGTCGATCACAAAAAGCCACTGAGCAAAGGTGGTAGCAATGCACGTTCTAACCTACGTGTACGTTCTGCAAGTGCAAATTCTTCGTATAAACGAAAATCAGACGGAAGTATGAAGTACAAAAGTCAAAAATAAAGGGATAAAATGGCAAAGCTGACCGAGCTTGACTTAAAACATCTAAGAGAAGAAGCAGAAAGTTCTTTGCTTTCTTTTATTAAAATTGTTAGTCCACACCGAGTATTAGGTGCTGTTCACGAAGAATTATGTTCTTGGTGGCAAAGGCATGATGCAAAAGATAATCAATTAGTGTTGCTTCCACGCGATCACCAGAAGAGTGCAATGATTGCATATCGTGTTGCGTGGTGGATTACCAAACACCCTGAAACTACAATTTTATATATTTCAGCCACAGCAAATCTTGCCGAAAAGCAGCTAAAGGCTATTAAAGATATTCTCACTTCCGACATTTATAAAACTCTTTGGCCTAACATGGTTAATGAGGATATTGGGAAAAGAGAACGTTGGTCAATGGACGAGATTTCTGTTGACCATCCCCGACGAAAAGCAGAAGGTACGCGGGATGCAACAGTCAAGGCGGCAGGTATAACGACTAATACAACAGGGCTACATTGTAACGTAGCAGTGCTGGATGACGTTGTTGTTCCTGATAATGCGTACACCGACACTGGTAGGCAAGCAGTGCGGGCAGCTTACTCACAACTTGCTTCGATTCAGACCACAGGCGCTAAAGAATGGGTGGTTGGTACTCGTTACCATCCTGCCGATCTCTATAAAGACCTGATGGACATGGTAGAAGTTACTTGGGATGACGACACAGACGAAGAGATTGAAACGCCTGTGTACGAAACTTTTGAGAGAGTTGTTGAGAAGAATGGGGAGTTTCTATGGCCTAAACAACGTAGGCCAGATGGTAAGGTATTCGGGTTTGACGACCGGGAGCTTGCTCGTAAAAAAGCGAAATATCTCGATAAGGGACAATTTTACGCACAATACTATAACAACCCAAACAACTCAGAAGATAATCTGATTGATAAAGGGAGGTTTCAGTATTATGACAGGGATAAAATTTCTTGTGTTTCTGGTTCTTGGTTTGTTGGGAATGAAAACATTTCGGTTTATGCAGCTATGGACTTCGCATTTAGTCTTAGTGATAAGTCAGATTATACGGTAATTATTGTCATCGGTGTTGACGAAAACAATAACTACTATATCCTTGACATAGACAGATTCAAGACAAATTCCATTTCTTTTATGTATGACAAAGCAGAGAGGTCATATAGGAAGTGGAGATTCAAGAAAATGCGTTGTGAAGTTGTAGCAGCACAAAAGATGATTGTGCAACAGTTCAAAGAATATATGCGAGGGCAAGACATTTCTTTCACCATTGATGAGTTTAATCCTCCAAAGACAATGAAGAAAGAAGAACGTATTGCTTCTGTTCTTGAACCACGTTACAATAACAACCAAATTTGGCATTATAAAGGTGGGCATTGCCAAACACTAGAAGAAGAACTTGTATTAAATAAGCCAGAGCATGATGATGTCAAAGATGCTCTAGCGTCATGTATTGAAATTTGCAAACCATCTGTCTCTAATAAAAATTGGAAACGTTCAAGCAACGTCATTTTCAATTCTAGATGGGGTGGGGTTTCTAGGTAAAGGATTAAAATGAATGAAAGTCTGCAAGTAGAATCATTGGAACCTGATGCACTGGCAAATAAAATTGCTGATATGTGGGTTCGATGGGATGATAACCGAGCACAGTGGAAAGCAGATTGCCTAGAGCTTCGGCAATATCTATTTGCAACTGACACTCGTAAAACATCCAATTCCAAAAATAGCTGGAACAACAGTACAGTTACACCTAAACTAACACAAGTGCGGGACAATCTCCATGCAAACTACATGGCTGCATTGTTTCCTTCTGAAGATTGGTTTTACTGGGAAAGCACTGAGAAAACACCAGATGCTTTGCGTAAACGTGAAAGTATTGTTGCATACATGAAGCAGAAGTTGAAGGCCAGTAACTTTCAACTTCTTACTTCACAACTCGTTTATGATTATATTGACTTTGGTAATGTCTTTGTCACTTATGATTTTGTAAACGATATGGTTAAAAGCGAGAATGGATATACACAAAAGTATATTGGGCCAAAAGCCTATCGTGTAAATCCATACGATGTCGTGTTTAATCCTGTCTCAACAGACTTTAATAGCACGCCTCTTTTGCGGCGTATGCTAAAAAGTATTGGTGATTTGCAATATGATATTGACACAAAGCCAGCACTCGGGTACAATAAATCTGTAGTAAATAAAATTCTTGACTTTAGGCAAAGGATGGTTGCCGATGCTGAGTTTAAGAAAACAATTAGTTTGGAAATTGATGGCTTTGGAACTATTGACGAGTATATTAACTCTGATATGGTTGAGTTGATTGAGTTTTGGGGTGACTTGTATGACATTACAACTCGCAAACTAGAACGTAATTTGCAAATCACTGTTGTTGATCGTCGTTGGATTTTGGCTAAACGAACAAACCCTTTGTGGACAGGTGCAAAGCCTTTCTATCATTGTGGATGGCGACTCAAGCCAGACCATCTTTGGGCACAAGGGCCATTGGATCAACTGGTAGGTTTGCAATATCGAATTGACCATTTGGAAAATTTGAAAGCTGACGTATTTGATCAAATTAGTTACCCAGTTATCAAGGTGACTGGTAACACTGTTGAACAATTCGAGTATGAACCGGGTGCAATTGTTTTCTGTGGTGATGAAGGAAACGTTGAGTTTATGCGTCCTGACGCAACTGCATTGCAAGCTGATTTGCAAATTGAACAGTTGATGAATCGAATGGAAGAACTTGCTGGCGCTCCTAAACAAGCGATGGGTATTCGTACTCCTGGCGAGAAAACAAAGTATGAAGTTCAGAGCTTGGACAATGCAGCGGGCCGTATTTTCCAGAGTAAAACTCAATGGTTTGAAAAGAATATCCTTGAACCTCTGTTGAATGGTATGCTTGCAGAGGCAGTTAGAAATTTCCAAGGTGTTGAGCAAATTAGAACTGTTGATCCTGACTTTAACGCTGAAATCTTTATTGAAGTGACAAAGGAGGATTTAATTGCTAACGGAAAGCTATATCCTGTTGGCGCTCGTCATTTTGCAGAGCAGGCTAAGTTTGTTCAAGAACTGGCTCAGACAGTTCAAACTGTTCAAGCAATTCCGACAGTAGCCGCACATATTAGTGGTAAAGCAATTGCTAAGGCTCTTGAAGAGAATCTAGGATGGATGCGATATGGCATTGTTAAAGACAATGTAGCCATTATGGAACAACAAGAAACACAGCAACTTATTAACCAAGCACAAGAGGAAATGGCAGCACAAGCGGCTGTCAGTATGAGTGACCAAATGCCACCAGAAGCGCAAGGATTTTAATTGAACACCCTTCTCTATAAAAACAAACCTTCTGATTGTGAGGATTTTAACCAGCTGTGGAAAAACGCTGGTTACACTCTACGTCCTCTCTACAAAACTTTAATCCAACTTCGTGAAGAGTTGAACAAGATCAAAACAGAAGATTTTGATTGTCCAAATCATTATGCGAAGTTGGCTTATCAAGGCGGTCAGGCGAAAGCGTATGACCTTATTCTATCGTTACTGCCTGACACGGCAAAGGATTAAACAGTGACCACTGAAACTATTTTTAAGGAAGGCCAAGACCAAGGCCAGCAAACCCCTCCAACGACACAAGGTAGTGGGGAAATCGTAGGTGCCCTCGTAGGTGATGGGCAAAAATACAAAACTGTTGATGAACTGGCAAAAGCCTATCTTCACGCAGATACTTTTATTCAACAATTGAAAGAAGAGAATCAAAAGTATCGTGAGCAAGCTATGGCAGCTAAGAGCATTGATGAGGTTTTGGAACGTATTGAACAATCGCAGCGAGTTCAACAGACTACCCCTGTTGAGCCTGAAAAAGTTGACATTTCTGCGCTTGTTGAACAAACGTTAACGCAACGTGAAGCAAAGAAAATTCAAGAAGCAAATCTTCTTGAAGCAGATCGGCTGATGAAAGAACGGCATGGAGAACGTGCTATTGAACTGTTTAAGAGTAAGGCCAATACTCAAGAACTTCAAAAGCTGTATATGGACTTGGCTGCACGTAGCCCGCAAGATTTTGTAGCTTTGTTTGGTGAGTCTCAACCGATTGGTAATGCAATGCAGAGTGGCGCAAGTGTCAACTCTGTAAACATTCAATCTCATGGTACAAACCGAGAAAACATTGAAGGCACTAAAGAATGGTTTAGTAAGCTGCGGCGTGAAAAGCCACAACAATTCTATTCATCTGCAATGCAAGTTCGTTTTAGCAAAGCTGCAACAGAAAACCCCAAACTTTATTTCGGTTAAGGAGAAAATTAAATGGCAAGTTTTGATTATAGCAAGGTCAATGACCATCTGGTACGCACTGAACAGTGGAGTTCTTACCTCAAGGAAGTTCTGCAAGAAGACTTGATGGCTAAGGGCTATGTGCGTCAACTGGATGGCTTCACGGATGGCAACCAACTGACGATTCCCTCTGTCGGTGAAATGCCGATGCGTAACGTGGCAGAAGATTCTCCTGCCGTGTACGATGCTGCTGACACTGGTGAATTCACTTTCACGATTGACCACTACGTTGAGTCTGCATTCTTCATGACAGATCGCGCAAAGCAGGATAGCTACTACGCTTCGCAACTGCTGGCTATGATTCCTGAGAAGATGCGTCGTGCTTTGGACGAAGATTACGAAAGCAAGGTGTGGAGCCTGGGCAACACCCAAACGTTGAACGATGCTAACAGCATCAATGGCGCTGCTCACCGCTTTGTTGCTTCTGGCGACTCTAACACCAACCTGTCTCTGGAAGACTTTGCCAAGGCTAAGTTTGCTTTGGACAAGGCTTCTGCAATGGGTGCTCGTATCGCTGTGATTGACCCCTCGCAAGAGTTTGTGTTCAACAAGCTGATTGGCGCTCAAGGCTTCATTAACAACCCGCAATTTGAAGGTGTTGTGGTGTCTGGCCTGACTGGCAATGCTCCGAAGTTCATTCGTAACTTCATGGGCTTTGACGTGTACGTGTCGAACTTCCTTGGAACCCCGACCGACTCGGCTATTAACGCTGATGCTCGCGGTTCTGTTTCCACTCCGACTGCTCCTGTCTCCAACCTGTTTATGACTGTTGGTGGCGATCGCACTCCGTTTGTTGGCGCATATCGTCAACTGCCGCGTGTTGAGTTTGAACGGAACAAGGATTTGCGTCGTGACGAGTATGTGATGAACGCTCGCTTTGGCCTCAAGCTGTATCGCCCTGAGTGCCTCGTGTCTATCATCACCAAGAGCACCATCTAATTGACGGGGGATTTGTCCCCCTTTTAAGCAAAGGAATTTAATATGACTCGTAAATCTGTATGGACGAATGCTGACGGTTTGAAAGTTGGCTTTGGCCCTCAATTGGCTGACTTCTCTAGTCAAGGTGTGCATCGTCAAACTGGCAATGAAGTGGTTGTGTCGTTTGTGCTTGATGGCGAAAAGTTTAGCGGCGGCACTTATCAGTTTGACTCGCAAGAAGTTGTTCCTGTTGGCGCTGTGCCTCTGTACGCTCATGTACGGGTGTCTGAAGCGTTTGTTTTGGGCGGTACTACCCCAACCATTCAAATTGGTGATGCTGGCTCTGCAACGCGATTTGGCTCTCTCTCTGAGGCTAATGCTGAAGCACTCGGTACTTACACCACTTCGGTGACTGCTACGCCTCTCACGGCTGCTGGTACGATTGCAGTGACGCTTGGCGGAACAACCCCGACTGTTACTGCTGCTGGTCGTGCAACTGTGACTTTGGCTTACCGCGTTAACCCTGCGCTGTAATTAAATTAAGGGGAGGCAGTTGCTTCCCCTTTTTTCATTGGAGAATACATGCCTACTATTGCACATAAAGATATTCCATCTACTCAAGCACATGAGCCAAAAGGTATTGCATCGGCAGTAAATAAGACGCTTTATGTTGCTAATGGTAGCGGTAGTGGAACATGGAGTAAGATTGGCCCCCAAAGTTTGTCAAATATCAGCACGAATGGAGTTGCTGGTCAATTTGTAGCTGTTGATGGCGCTGGTAATTTTGTCCTTGCATCTGCTCCTTCTGGAAGCATTTATTTTTATAATGTTTCCACCCCATACACTTTGACATATCCCTCTGCGTTTACAAAAGCTGCTCCTACTACGATTGGCAGTGGAACATCTACGCTTATCACTGAAGGAACAAATGCTCGCCTGACATACACAGGAACTTCTGCAACATCGTTGGATGTAGCGTATGTTATTAGTTTTGACCAAACATCCGGATCAGCAAGAGATATTCAAGCAGCAATTTATAAAAATGGTTCAGTAGTGCCTGGAAGCCACGCTATTGTTACTGCCAGTTCTGGCGAAAAACATCAATTGGTTTGTCATGCCGATGTAGCTGTTGTGCTGAATGATTATATTGAAATCTATCTTAAAAATGATGGAGCTTCTGGCGATGTTCGTATCTATGCTTTCACGATGCAAGTAACTACGGCTGGTGCTTAATTATGAAGCTATCACTTCTTGATATTACACAAAAGATTTTGAGTTCACTTGACAGTGATCCTGTTAATAGTATTGACGACACTGTTGAATCAATTCAAGTGGCAGAGCTTATTAAAGAGGCATACTACTCTTTGATGGCAGAACGTGATTGGCCTTTCCTCCATGAGTTGTCTCAGTTGGAAGGATTGGCAGACACGGCAAATCCAACAAAGATGCGTATCCCTGAAACTGTTAATAAGATTAAATGGGTTAAGTATAACAAGAAAGAAATCCAGTGGCTTCCTGCTCCAGAGTTTCATAAAATTATTATGAACAGGACAGAAGAAGCTGGCGTTGTGGATGCAAATGGCTATGTCATTAATGCAGACCCTCAGTATTGGACTTCTTACGATGATGATTACGTGATCTTTGATGGAATCAACCTTGCAACAGAGACAACCCTACACGCTTCCAATAGCTCTATTTACGCCGTAAAGGCCCCTACATGGACTCATTCGGACACGTTTGTACCTGACCTACCAGACAAGTTTTTTCCGACGCTCCTGGCCGAAGCTAAGTCACAAGCATTTGTTGAACTGAAGCAAACAAGCAATGCACGAGAAGAACAACGTGCTCGTCGTGGTCGTGTCACTATGCAGAACGAAGCATGGAGAAACGAATTTGGTGAATACAAATATAACACGAAGGTAAACTATGGAAGGCGCTAAAATGGACAAGAAAAAGATGAAAGCCATGCAAGAATTCATGAAGAATGCTGAAGGCAAGATTGAAGAAATGGAAGTCACTTATAAATGGGAAATGCCTGAGTCTGATTGTAAAAACATGAAAGATTGTAATTCTCACAATAAGAAATCAATGGAATACAAGGAATAAAAATGAACACTGGAATTGACTATATTCTAGAGAAAAAAGCTATTAAGAAAGCAGAGCAAAAAGTTAAAGATGCAGAAGTTGAGGCGTCACGAGAAAATAACTATATTGTTCTTGAAAAGAATGCTGTTGGTTTATATTCGTGTAAGTATGCTCTTGGCGGGAGTCTTCCTCCTGAGCTAAAAACAAAGTTTACTTCTCGAAATAAAATTCTTGCAATTTGCAATCAACGAGGAATTAAGGTAAAGGAATAATATGGCAGCACAGCCCTCACAAGAAGATTTTTTCTCGTTTGTTGGTGGTCTAAACACTGAGGGCGGGTATTTCCTTACTCCAAAGAATTCTTGGAAAGAAGGGGATAATGTTGTCCCTCAAAAAGATGGTTCTATTCAGCGTAGAAATGCAATCAACTTAGAACAAAACTATGTATACTCTGCCACTGGCATTGTAGACACTACAATTGATTCCTACGCTTTTTCTACACATATTTGGCAAGATGTTGGCGGCAATGGAAATAAAAACATTCTAGTTTGTCAGTTTGGACAATATGTTTATTTTTACGATGCTTCAACAACTACAACTTCTACAACTAAATATAGTTTTGAAATTTATCTTCCAGACTATCAAGCATTTGCCAATAGCAGCTTGATTGGCGCTGCTGTAATTTCTTGTGCAGATTGCTATGGCAAACTAATCATCACTTCTCAAGACACAGACCCAATTGCAATTTTGTATGAGTCTGACACAGAGTTTGTTGTCAAACGTCTTGATTTGAAGATGCGTGATTTTGATGGTATTCCAAGTCCTATTTCTTCCGATCAAGAAAAGACACAAGCTGAATGGGAAAACATTAACTTCTGGCCTGAAGCTCTTTACAATCTTTATAATCAAGGTTGGAAAGATGATAAACTTGCAGTTTATGTCACTAATACAGCCGGTAAATATCCTGCTAATAGTAAGCAATGGATTCGTGGTAAAAATACTACCGATGATTTTGACACAACAGTGTTGGCAAAAATTGACTTTGGAACTTCTCTAGCTCCAAAGGGACGAGTTATTCTAAGTGCTTTTAATCAAGATAGAGCAAAATCTTTATTGACACTTGATATTAGAGGAACTGCACCAAGTAGTCCTTCAATAGTTTCTCGTTTTGCAGAAGGTTATTCAAACTATTATCAGAAAATCTTTTTTGATAATGTACCCTCCGTTGATGGATTAGCAATTACCACTGACGGGTATAGACCTGCTCATTGTGCTTTCTATGCTGGTCGTGTTTGGTATGCTGGTCTTCCTTCTGGTGAAAAACTTGGCTGGATTATGTATAGCCAAATTGTTACTGATATTTCGAAAGTTGAGAATTGTTATCAGCAAAATGACCCAACTTCTGAAGTTATTTCTGATCTATTGGAAACTGATGGCGGTATTATTCAAATTCCAGAAGCAGGAAACATTGTTGGTATGCAACCCCTTGGAAAAGGACTTGTTGTATTTGCAACAAATGGTGTATGGATGATCTCTGGTGCTGATGCTGGATTTACCCCTGTTAATTACACTGTTGATAAAGTTTCTAATAATGGTTGTTTTGCACCACAATCTATTGTTAAGGCAAATGAATTTCTTTATTACTGGGGAATCTCTGGAATCTATCGTTTGAAGTATTCTCCATCAGAAGGTGTTGGAGTAGAATCTTTAACTGATACTACTATTAGAACTTATTTAATTGATATTCCAACATTCTGTAAAAAGTATGTTGAAGGTAAGTATAACGACAGTGAAAAAATTGTATATTGGCTATACTCAGATATTGTAGAAAGTAAGTTTAGGAAAAATAAACTTCTATGTTACGATAGTTATATTGGATGTTTTTATACACAAACTATTGATAATAGCCTAGACCCAACTGTAGTTTCTATTGGCGTGACAAAAGAAAATACAAATATCACAACTACAGATGTTATTGATGATTCTGCAAATCTTGTTGTAGATGACTCTGCAAATCAAGTTGTTGCTGATGTGCTTGAAGAAAGTGCAGGGGTACAGAAGATTAAGTTTGTGACTCTTGTGACAACAGGTGGCAACAAAAAGCTAACGTTTGGTGAGTATTCTTCTACACGAACAACGTTCAATGATTGGGTTTCTTACAACAATGTTGGTGTTGATGTTGCATCTTACGTTTTAACAGGGTATAATCTTGCCTCATCGGGGCCAACGAAAGCTAAGACAGGAAACTACATTGTAGCATTCTTGAAGCGCACAGAAGAGACATTTGATGCAGCCGTTGTTCCTACGCCACCATCTTCATGTTTGTTGCAAACACGATGGGATTTTACAGACAATGTAATTGCAGGAAAATGGAGTGACAACATTCAACTTTATCGTATTAACAGAGTGTTTTTTGGAACACCTTCTACAGATTATGAAAATGGTTATCCATTAGTTATAACTAAGAATAAGATTCGAGGCAGAGGAAAGAGTATTCAAATGAAGTATTCTTCTGAAGCTGGAAAAGATATGAAACTTGTTGGATGGTCTGCTACTTTTACGAGTAATTCTAATGTATAAATTTCAATATGATGTTCCAATGGATATATTTTTAGATAAAGCTAAAGATATTCTTTATCGTCATTGGGAAGAATTAGCATTAAATAAAGATAAAATTCAACTATCTCCTGACAAAGAAAAATCTTGTAAATTGCAAGATATTGGCGTATTAAAAAACATTGTCATTTATAATGAAAATGAGGAAATAGTTGGATATTCTGTTTTGTTAATTCAACCTGCATTACATTATAGTTGTGATACTTTTGCTCATGTAGATATCATTTATGTAGATAAGCAATATAGGTCATCGTCACTTGGCGCAAGACTCCTTCTTGCTACAGAAAATATAGCAAAAGAAAATGGAGCAAGTGTAATTTTACACCATGCAAAGCCAAATGTCCCAATGATTATTAAGCCATTGGAAAAGTTAGATTATAAACTATACGAGTTTATATACGGAAAATACTTAGGAGAATAATATGGGTTATGTAGCAGCCGCTGCGGCGCTTTATTCTGCCGATCAACAAGCAAAAGCAGGGCGACAACAACAACGTGCTTTTGAAGCTGAACAGCGAAAGGCAGATATTGAAAATGTCTATAAAGCTAGACAGTCTGTTAGGCAAGCCCGTATTGCACAGGCTCAAATGCAGTCCCAGGCTGCAATGACTGGTGGTGTTGGAGGTAGTGCTCTTGCTGGTGGTATGTCCTCTATTCAAAGTCAGCTTGGTGGCAATTTGAATTATATGGCATCAATTGCAGAAGAAAACACTGCAAGCCAACGTGCTCAAATGAACGCTGCTCGTGCTTCTACAAATGCAGCAATTGCAGGTACTATTGGATCATTTGCTGGTTCTCAAGGTGGAAAAGACTTAAAGCAATTCTTGGGGGGTACTTGATGGAAGAATACTATGAAACTGTGCCTGAAGAAACTCAACAAGAGGAAGGTGATTATCCAACCCTTGAAGAGATTCAAAGCGCACCTCCACCTGTAGAGCAGCCTGCTCCTGTTTTGCAGGCTGTAACTACCCTTGCAACAGGTGTTGAAAGCAAAGGGCCAGTTGATTATGTGAAACACCTAGATGAAGTTTATAGGCAAATTGCTCCAAAGATTCAAGAACAAGAAAAACAATTTGCAATGGAAGGTGCAAAACTTGGCGATGTGAACTATGTTGGTTCTATTGTTCAAGATATGTATAAACGACAAGCTGAAATGAATGCTGAAAAAGCAAATCATATTCAGCGCTTTAGAGATGTTGCATCTGTTGCTTTTGATAATGTAGTGTTTAATAATACTGGTATCATCTACAATAATACGCCAGAACAAATTGCAAAGTCTGCTGAGAGAACAATTAACACTGTAACTGTTGCTTCTACAATGGAGCGTTTGCAAAAAGAAAGTACACTGGCTGGGATGGCTGGGTCTTTTGCGCTTGCATTTACTCCGCTTGGAATTACAACAAATGTTGCACTTGGTAGTGCGGCAGAGAAATATATTGGCGAAGCATCAAGCAAAGTAAATTACGGAAAAACAATTGATGAGCTTCGCTATTTCTATACGACACTTGGTAGTGAATCAGAAAAAGTTTCTTTTATTCAAACATTCCAAAAAGAACTAGAAAATACTTGGTCATTGACTAAGTATGACTCTGTAAATATTTTGAATGAAATTGTTACTGAGCCAGAAGGTATTAGCACTGTTGGTAATGTATTTTATTCTTCTGCCCCTCTTCTTGGTGCTATTCCTATTGTTGGACAAGTATCAAAATCTGCAAAACTACTTAGCGCTGCTAGTAAACTGAGCAAGACAGCAAAAGCTGAAAACATTGTTGCAGGTGTTGGAGGTAAAGACTCAATTGTTGAGGCTGCTGCAAGTGCTATGCGGCAAAAGGCTTTTCTTGGTTTGGCAAGTGAAGTTACTGGCGCACAAGGCGCCATAGACATCACAAACTTGGCAACTAAGGGTACAAGTGCTGTTCTTGGTAAAATGCTTCCTGATGCCATTACAACCGCTTCTGGCAAGGTTCAAGAAGCAATCCTAGAGTCTGTTGAGAAAGCAAATCAAAAACTGCGTTCTACAATTGGTTTGCAAAATGTTCGTGAGTCAGAAATTGAAGATTTGATTAAAAGTCAAATGGTCAAGTATGACAAGAACATTGATAAGACATTGCACATGGTTCACATTGGACGCACAGAAAACGATCCATTTGGTGTTCTAACAACTGTTTTACGTGGCACGCAGGATGGTACTGTGTTCCTCACAAAAGAGGCTGTAGACGAGTATATTAAGGTTGCAGACCCATCTGGCAAGTTGGGATTGAAAGCTGTTAAAGACACTGCAAATAACACTCATGCTTTAACAGAAGAGTCTAAGAGGGCTTTGATTCTTGAGCGTGATGCTGCAATGGCAAAGATTGTAGAGATGCAATTGCCAAAGCAAGAAGTTCCTGTTGCAAAACCTGTTGATGGTCAAAAGCCTGTTGAAGTCTCTGGAAAACTTCCAAAAGAATTGGCTGGCGCAAAACCAAACTATGCAATTGGGCCTAGTAAGTTTGCATTGCAGTTTGATAGTGACATTGACAAAGCTGCTTTTATTGTATCTCAAACAAACAAGTCTAAGCGTGATGCAGACTACTTGCAATGGTTGAAAAATACAACAAAATGGTCTGATGGAGAAATTGCTGCACATGGCAAAAATGTTCGTGACTCTATTAAAGGCCAAGCAAAAACATCTGAACCCGGCGTATTAAAAATTGCTCGTGTTGAAGCTGCCCCTGCAAAGGCAGTGGAGCCAACAGTTAAAGCTGCTGTTGAAACTACAAAACCTGCTATTGAGATTGCTGAAGGTTCAAAAGTTGATCCAATTTATCATACTCACAAGGGTGTGTTTTATGTTGGTAAACGTGGGATTGTTGTCGATTTAGAAGTTAAAAATAAAGAAACTATTGCAAGCCTTGACTCTAAAGAAAAATTTGACAATGCAGTAAAAGTTTGGGAAAAATGGTTGCCAACAGATGAAAATGGCAAGCCATTAACAAAACAAGCAATTAAAGTTGTCAATGATATTCTTACAAAAGCAAAAGCAAATTTTGATAGTAATGGTAAATTCATTGGAAAACATAAGTACGCAACAGATATTGTTATTGGCAATTCTTTGCATAAAGGTGAAAGGTTTTTTAATACTGCGGAAGAAGCAAAGAATTTTGCAAATACTTATGGACAACGAAAAACTGTTTCAAAAGCTACAGGCACCACCTTTGAAAGCACTAAAGCAGAGCAACAAGTAGTTGCTGATGCTATCCGTGGTAAATCTGTTCCAGAGCTTGCCAAATGGGCTCTTGAAAACTCTAAGTCAGAACTTGATAAGTTCGTCATGGCAAAAGTGTTTTCTCGTATTGAAGCAATGGAAAAGGATGGTGTAAAATTTACATTTGAATTGCTTGAAAGTGATAGTAGAAAACTTTCAATGTCAAATGCAAGAGGGATGGTTTCATCAAACGTTGTTCCTCTTGGACAACAAAAAGAAATTACACTTTCTTTGAATGGCCCTGTTAAACTTGAAAATCAGTTGAATTTCCCATCTGGGATGGATTTTGAAATTATTAAGCATGAACTAATTCATGCTGCAACACAAGCTCATTACGGAACATCTGATAAAACAATTAAAGAACTTAAAGACCTTTTTAACACTGTTATTAAGGAATTTAATGTTCGTGCAAAAGAAGGTAAGCTAGAAGGTATTAGTCTTGAAACTTATAAGAGGCTTAATAATTTCTTAGAAAACCCTCAAGAGTTGTTGGCATGGGGATTGACAAATGCCAAGGCACAAGAGTTTTTGCTTTCAATTAAAGTTGGTGAAAAAACTCTTTGGAGTAAACTTGTTACAATCGTAAGAAATGCTCTTGGTATTTCTAAGGATTATGAATCTGCATTTGATAGACTTCTTCGTGTTTCAGAGGATATTCTTGAAGTTCCTCCTGAACAAGTTAGAAAGTTTGTTGAGGCAGAAGGTTTGTCTCTTGGGAAAGCTGATGCTTCTTTGGTTGAAAAAGCTGGTGGATTTGGAACTAATCAACCTGCATGGGCAACTCGGATTGCAAAGAGTATAGATTCAGAGGTTATCTTTACAACTGATACAGTTGGTCTTGTAAAGGGTCAGAGTGTATCTGGAAAAGATATTTATCTTGGAATTTTTAAGAATGGTCAATACACTCGTGTTGACATTGAAAAGTATACTGGTTCTGGTTTTTCTGCCGAAGAACTTAGCACGCTTCAAAAAGCAAAAGAAAATTACATCTCAAAAAATGTAGTTACTCGTATGCAAGAGGGAGCAAGTGAAGAAGAAACTCTTAATAAACTCCAAGCCACTGTCGATCTTTCCAATGCACGATTGAAAGCTGCTTCTGATATTGAAAATGGCTTGTCTGCTGGTTGGCTTGTTGAAGAAAAAATTAAAGCAAATCTTAATGCCTCTTCATTAGGAAAATTCAAAGAAGAAGACATTCAAAGCATGATGCGTTTTGCTTTTGGTGACAAAGCACTTGGAGCTTCTAAAGAAGTTTATGAAGCGCATTTGCTTGGTGTCATGGCGGAGTCACGTATTCGTGGCGTGCTGGTTGACATGGTTGAAAAGCCTATTCGTGCCTTGAATACAAAGGACAGGATTGCATTGAATAATGCTCTTGTGGCCGGAGACAAGGAAGGAAAGGTATTTGATGCTGTAGAACTTCGTGGAATGGATTTGGTTTCTGATGAAAGTCAGAAAGCCTATTATGCTGTTCGTGCTGCTCGTGACATGACTTGGCGTTTGCGTAATCAAGCGGCTTCCAAGAGCATGACATTGAAGGGCTGGAAGGAAATGTGGCATCCTGCCATTGCAAAGTACAAGGATGAGCTACAAGGCTTCAAATTGTTTGGCAAGGAGGCAGATACATCAGCTATTGGAAAACGAGCCCTAGACCCCAATACGGGCGAAACTATGGTGATTTCTGCTAACAGATTGGAAGAGTTGAACAATCGTGGATTTAAGATTGTTGAATTTGACACGCCTGTTCCTATGGCCGGTGTAAATCGCACCCATGTTATTGTGCAGGCTGGCGGACTTGAACTTAAAACTATCACAGAAGTGATTCCATACCGCACAGGTGAAATGAGCCGTATTTATGATGACGAATACTTTGTTCGTTTGAAAGGTAGCAAAGAACTTGACGGTTTGAAAGAAGATGTAAATATCACTCATCGCACAGCAAAGAGTGCTCGTGAAGCTAATGCTTATGCAAAGGCTTATAACGAGATGGTTGCTTTGTATAAAGAAGGAAAACTTGATACACAAGCCGCTGCTAAGATGCAAGCCTATGGATGGAAACCTGAAGATTTAATTGCTTCAATTGCTCAAAATCCAAAGGTTGAAGCTGTTGTAAATTACACACGAACTGACAATGACTATCTTGAGGCATTGACAAGTTATGGACGTAGTTTCACAAGTAAACGTGGCGAGCATATTCCTGATGTGTTTGGCAATACAACAAATGTTGCTGATCCTCTTGACGCTTTGGCTTCTGAGATTGGAAATACTGCGTACATGGCAAGTCACACTGAATGGTTTGATGTAAGCATTCAGCGTTGGTTTGAAACTGCAAAACCTTTCTTGTCTCCTGAAATGCAGAAGATGACTGCTGACAAAGCATTTGCAAGATATGTCACAACGAAGGGATCATATGTAGGCCAAGGCAAAACTGAATTGTTCGTTAGGCGTGTTGCAGATCAAATTGCAGAAGCTATGAAAGTTAATGACAAAGAGAGCCGGCAAATGCTTGGCTTGATGCGTTCATTGACTGAATCTTTTGAAGCTAAAACTGGAAAGTTTGAAAACGTTGGCTCATTTATGCGTCAAACTAATTGGGAGTCTTTTGCAAAAACATTTGCCTTCCATTGTGTGTTTGCGTTCAATCCTGTACAACTTTTTGTACAAGGTGCCAACACTGTCAATGCAATTGCAATTAGTCCTTTACATGGACTGAAAGCTGCAAAAACTTATACATTCTTGCGTGCTGCACTTACTTCTGACAATCCTGATGTCTGGGCAAAAATTGCTAAGACAAATAAATGGGCAAGCGTTGGGATGGAGAGTGAAGAAGACTTTATTCGGCTTGTAAAAGCAGTAGATAGGTCTGGCCTTATAGAAAACTTGCAAACAAGTAGCTTGTATAACATGCAACTTGGCAAGCATAATTTGACAAAAGGTTTTCTTTCTGGTGATCTTGGAAGAGCAAGTAGTTTCTTCTTCCGTGAGGGTGAAGAGGCTTCTCGTTTGGTGGCTTTTGACATCTCTCGTCGTGAATGGATTAAAGCAAATCCAGGCAAAGTTTGGGACACGGACGAAGCATTAAAAGAAATTCTAGTGCGTCAAGACATGCTTACTGGTACAATGACAAATGCAAATACCGCATCTTGGCAGAAAGGACTGATTTCAATTCCTGCTCAGTTCTTGCAATTCCCAGTTAAGTTTGGTTTGAACATAGTAAATAGTTTGTTTGGTGGAAAAAGAACTTTTACACAGAAAGAAGCTCTTAGTTTGATAATTGGTAACTTGACTCTGTTTGGAACTGCTGGATTGCTTGGCACAAGCCTTGCACAATCTGTGTTTGGTGACAGCATTGGAGAGTTGTCAGAGGATCAACGTCTGGCTCTTTCTCAAGGTGTTATTGCAAGCGCAGTTAGTGCAGTGACAAGTGCTTTTGATGAAGAAGGTGAAGGCGCACAACTGGCAATTGGTGATCGTATCAATCCGTTGAAATTCTATGTTGACTTTGTTAAAGGACTTGGAAATCTTGAAGAGGCAAAAGCTCTTGAGATGATTGGCGGGCCTTTCTTTGGGATGATACAACGTGTAAGATTGGCAGGATCACAGATCAAAGACCTTTACGTTGTCAATCCAGACCTCTCTCCTGAAAAAGCATCTGAAGCAATTAAAGCACTAGTCAAGATAACTTCTGTTGGAAACAATTATTTCCAAGGTGTTAGGGCTGAAAATCTCTATAATCAGCACGTTTCTAAAGGTGTTGGTCAATACCGATTCAATGATAAAGAACTTTTTTATCAGAAGTATTTTGGTATTAAACCTGCTGCTGCTGTTGACTTTCAATCAATTACAGAGTCTAATATAGACTATGCAAAAAGAATGAAGAAGGAAGCAGAAAGAATCACTGATTTGAGAATTAAAGCGCTTGAAGCCTATAGAGCTGGTGATACAACCACTGGTGAAAAATATGGCAACATGGTAAATATATTGCTTTCAAGTATGCCTATCAATGACAGAGCAGAAGTTGAATCAAAAACCAGGACAATAGATGCTTCCACTAAACTAGACGAAATGCTTGTTGAGCATATGCTTGAAAGAAGCGGAACGTCTAATAAGTCAACAATGGTTATTAAACAACCGTAATAAGGAAACATGCAATGGTAAATAGGGTGGATATTACCCAAGCGTTGACACCCTCTACCCCTGATGTTACGGGGGCTGTCAACGCGATTAGGAGTCAAGCCGGCATTGCTCAAACCCTCTTCGGAGGGATTTCTTCTATGCTTGGTGAGAAGAAAGCAGAGGATTTGAGGAAGCTACAAGAGGAAGCTGAACAAATCACTGCTGGTTCAATTAAGGCAACTGAATTAAGCAAGCAAGCAACAGAAGAATATCTTGTTGCAAAGAGAAAGCAAGAATCTGCTTTACAAAATTTAAGTGGTTCAGAAAAAACATCCACTGAGCAAGATAAAACTCTTCCTTTTGAAGCAGATATTTTTAGTGCTGCTAATAAATTAAAAAATGCTCAAGAACAAGGTGCAATTAACCAAGTTCAATTTCTGGACAGGGTTACAAACCTTGTCAATAAATATGCAGGAAAATATCCTGGCTCAAAAGAAGAAATTCGTGCAATTGTATCAAAAGGGACTGGCCTTCCTGGTGCTGACTTGTGGGCACAAAATCAATTTGTTGAACGTATGTTTACTCCTCCAAAAGCTGCTGACACAGATAAGACACTTAGGGAGGCAAAAAAAGCAAAAGACGAAGCGATTGCAAAATATAATGGCGTATTCTTAAATGATGTTATAGATGCTGAAACAAGCAACCCAAAACTGTATACACAATGGGCTGCAACTGCAAGTACAATTATGCAATCTGAAGCTGCAAAAGCAGCAAGAGATGCAGCGGCAGGTAACATCACTTCTGCTGGAAATATTGGTTTTAGAGAGTTTACAGACAAATCTGTAGATGGAGCTTCTCTTAGTAGTGTCGCAAAAACTCGTGAGTTTTTTACAGCTAACAAAGGGGAAATGTCAAAAAGAATTGACAACCTTTTGCGAATTACAGACCCAACTCCAGAGAACATTGCAGAAATCAATTCTACACTTATTCAACTTTCAAACATTGTTGAATCTGAATTTAATGATGCAAGGGCAAATGTTCTTCAAAATTACAGTTCTTCTGTTGCACCAGAGGTTAGAGATGACGCACTAAAGCGAATTGACCAGACAAAACAATCAATAGTTGATAAGATTAAAACTGGCGATTTAGCACAAAAACGTACAATCTTGGAACTTTTTAACGCTGCAAATACAACAACTCGTAATGACAATCTTAAAATGATTGCCGTTGCAGGAGATCAACTCAAATACTTTGCATCTAATCCAACAATCATTAACGCACTCTCAGTGGATGAATACAATAAAGATGGTACTAAAAGTGCAGAATGGCAAATACTAGAAGCACGTTCTAGCACTCTTGCAGAACAACTTAGAGCTCATAAAAAACGTCTTCTTTCTATGCCTGTTGATGTACCTGCTCCAAAGCCATTTTTTGTTACCGCAGCGGAAGATGCACAGCAAAATCCAAATGCTACGCCAACAGGCCCAACACCGCAAGAGACAAAAGCCGCTAATGATTTAGTTGCTCTAAATGCTGCAACAATTTTGAAGGCTTCAGCAATTGTAAAAGCTCAAGGTACAATGGGTGGTCTTGGTGCAGTTTCAACAGAGATTGCAACTGAAATGAATAAAGATGCAAACGTTGTTGGAACTTCTCTTTCAAATGTTGGGTATGGTAGGTCTTTAACTCTTGTTTCACAAAACGAAGAAGGATATAAGACATTTATAAAAAATCTTAATGAAGAAAGTTTGACCCCTCTTAAACAAGCAGGAAGTCTTATTTATGAAAAGTCATTGTCTAGTGCTCAAAAAGGTGTTTCTGATATTAGTAAGAAATATGGACTAAAGACACCTTTGCAAATTGGTGTTATTCCAGGAACAAACAAAGTTGGTATTATTCCTCCACCTAAAGATTATTTTGAAGATGTTAAAACAACATCTCCTTATGGTAGAGGATTTAGTGCTCCTGCTGAAAAAATCCAAACAGTTCCAGCGCCATTCACTCAATACTTCATTGGTAAAACAGTAAAACCAGAGTATGTTGTTGAAGTGAATAAACTTGCTTCTGCTGCTCAAGAATGGAATAATACATATCTTCCCCGTGTTATGGGGTCAACTATGACACGAAGTATTTATACTGGCGAATCAAAGGAAAAAGTAGCTAATGAAATTGCTAATCTTGTCAGTGGTAATAAACCTATCACTGGCTTTTTCACTATTCCAGTGCCACAAACAGCACCAGCGGGAACCGCAGCAACAGGAGGTGGAGTAGAGGTTGGTATCCAAGGTGTCGGTGGTGGAGCTGATCGTCCAGAAAGACTAGATATTGAAACACTCAGGAAAATGGCAAACAGCGACGCACTCCCCTCAGAAACAAGAGCTAAACTCGCTGCAATTGTAGCTGACATGGAGAAAAATAAATAATGTTCAAATTCAGCCAACGTAGCAAAGAGCGCCTTGTTGGTGTAGACCCCTCACTTGTTAAAGTTATGGAAGAGGCGATTAAAGCCTCTCCATACGATTTTTCAATCACTGAAGGGGTACGTACCAAGGAACGCCAAAAAGAGCTGTATGACGCTAAAAAGAGCCTTACTTTGCAATCTAAGCACCTAATTGGGAAAGCTGTTGACATTGCTGTGTTTGTAGACGGAAAACTCACTTGGGAACACAAGTATTATCTTTCCGTAGCAACACACATCAAAGCAGTGGCAGAGAAGCTAGGTGTTAAGATTATCTGGGGAGGTGATTGGCGCAGGTTGGTCGATGGGCCTCATTTTGAACTAAAGGAATAGTATGTTGATTGAAACTATTATTAGTGCCTTAGTGCCTGTTGGTATTGAGGGAATTAAGCAGGCCGCTGCAAAGTGGTTTGGTGGAGTGAAGGCTACGACAGTCGATGAGCAAATTAAACTTGACACTAATGAAATTGAAAAGATTAAGGCCCTTGCAGAACTGGATAAGCCTATCGGCCAGCCGTCTCAGTGGGTGGTTGACTTGCGGAGTAGTGCTAGATATCTTGGCGCTTTGCTGGTTATCTGTGTTGGTATTGGTAGTTTGTTTATGACCGTAGTACCGGCTGTTCAGGCTGTTGCTTTGGAAGCTGCCAACATTGCCTTTGGGTTTTTGTTTGGTAGTCGTATTGTTTCTTCTTTTAAGAGGTAATTATGCCAGTTAATAAAAGTATGATGAAGAGTATGAAAGAGCAGTATGGCAAGAAGAAAGGCGAGCAAGTGTACTACGCCACAGAGTCCAAGCAAAAAGCTGCTGCTAAAAAGAAACCTAAAGCAAAGAAATAAGGAATATAAATGAGTAATTATCTTTACGCAAAAGACCCAGGTACAGGAAGTTTTGACCCTATTCTTCAAGACAGTGGTTCACTTCGAACCAGTGTGCATGGAAGCAACGGGACAGAAGCAGGTGTTACAACCTACGGCTACCTGCGCACCACGAACGAGCCTTCTAGCTGGTTCACAGAGCCATTTGACACGCTTGATACTACAAACCGTTGGACGACCAAACTCGCCACTGGCACTGCGGCTGTTTCTGCTGGTGTGCTGGCAATTAACTCTAGCACTACGGCAGCGGCGTATGGTGGCTTGTCCACTCAGCCAACGTTCACGCCGAACGGATTGAACTTTATTGCCCTTGGTTGCACGTTGATCATCCCGACTTGGACTCAGGCAAATACAAAGCGCTTTTGGGGATGGGGCTCTGTTCCTGCCACGCCTACTGACTCTATTCCTGTGACAAATGGCGCAGGTTTTGAAATTGATGGGTCTGGCAACTTTCTAGCTGTGGTGTACGAAACAAACGTGCGAACACAAGCGATCAACATTAACTCCAAAAAGGTTGCCAACAATTTCCCGTTCTATACGGCAATCGCCCGCCGCGCTGATCGCATCGACTTCTATGTCAATGACACCCTGACGCCGGCTGCGACGATCTTGATCCCGACACTGGACATCTCGACGCTGCCCGCGTACCTGATTGCTGTGAACGGTGCTGTTGCTCCTGCTGCCGCTGCTACGATGAACATCACTGCATTCGGCATTGCAGACACCGGCCAGAACGCTCAGTCGATCAAAGACCCGACCAACCCGTTCTGGCAAGCAGGCGTTACAAAGCCTTCCACGGCTGTTGCTGCTACTCAATCTGCCCTGGCTGTCGCTCTGCACCCAACTAGTGCTTTGAACGGGCAGAGTGCTCACGATGCTGTTGTTGCTGGCTCTCCTGTACGTCTGGCTGGTCGTGCCTTGTCGGCCGCTTACGCCACTGTTGCAACTGGAGACACGGCTGATCTGATGACCACGCTGCAAGGTGTTCTCACTGTCCGTCCATACACTATTCCCGAACTTGAGTGGAGTTATGCCTCTGCTGCCGGCGGTGTCGTCAACACGACCGACGTGGTTCTGTCTGCAGCTGCTGGTGCTGGTTTGCGTCGCTATATCAAAAGCATGACCCTGAGCAACAACAGCGCAACGGCGACTGAAGTGGTTTTGAAGGATGGTGCAACAATCATCTGGCGTGGGCATTTGCCTGCTAATGCGCCAAATCTTCACATTGATTTCGGAACTCCACTGCGTACAACGGCTAATGCTGCGCTGAACTTCGCGTGTATTACTACAGCCGCAGCTGTGTACGTCAACGCACAAGGATACACTGCACCATGATTGATATTCAAAGTAAAGAGTATGATTCTGCTGCTAAAGGTTGGCATGTTCATGCGGTTGCTGATCTCAAGTCTGGCACTCGTCGCGGTTTGCATTTTGTTGCTCTTTTGAGCAAAGCCACAGAGGAAGAATTGCAAGAAGCAATTCGTCTAATGTACGAACCTGAATGAAAGACTCAAGGCTAAAGAAGGCTGGTGTGGAGGGCTATAACAAGCCCAAGCGCACACCAAACCACCCTACCAAGTCGCATGTCGTTGTAGCCAAAGAAGGCGATAAAATTAAGACAATTCGATTTGGACAACAGGGTGTCTCTGGCTCTCCTAGGAAAGAGGGGGAATCAGAGGCTTCTAGGAAACGCAGGGAATCTTTCAAAGCCCGTCATGCAAGCAACATTGCCAAAGGCAAAATGAGTGCTGCGTGGTGGTCTTCAAAAACAAAGTGGTGAATCTAGTCAAATGGTAATAAAAAAGCCCCCAAGGAGTTGCTTCCAAGGGGGCTTTTTTTATGTCTTAAATTTTCTCAATGGACATTCCCAATACTCGTGCGTAGCTCAGGTCTGGATGAGTCGCATGAGGGAAACCCCCCGCCAGTACACGGATATACTTCCGCAAGGCTGCTCGGGCCTGATTGTAGCTGGCGAACAGTCCATGCAATTGCTTTGGAATGCTCCCCTTCTTCCGCTTGATTCGATACTTCATGCTTAATCCTTTCAGTGTATAGGGTGGCATCCATCAACTCTTCTTGGAGATGTGTTAGCCAGTCAGTGAGAGATAGGTCTTGTCGTTCAAGTGTAGTGTTGTACTTCTTTATGCCGGCTTCACTTCGACTCCTGTACTTAGAGATGACAGACTCAACGTGGCTGTCACGCATATTGCAACTCTTCAAAACTCTTCAGCAAAGCTGCACGCTTGCGCCTACGTTCTTGGCTGTCACAAAACTCCTTCAACTCTGAAGTGAGGCTTCTAAGTTCCTCGTAGTTCAAGTCAAGTTTATTGAAACGATTCTGTGTATCGGTCAACACATAGCATCCACCAAGATCATGTTCACTAACTTTAATCACGATATTCTCCGTTATTGACAAACTTCGCACTCGCCTGTAGAACCCTTAACACCTGCTAGTGTGTACATATAGTACAAGCCAACAATCTTTTCGTCAAGGAACGCTTTCTTATGCACTGCACTAATCACATCTTCACTTTCATCTGCTGAGAAGAACAGATTGACACTCTGCCACTGGTCAATGAACTGACTGCGCTGTGAAGCGTGACGCAACACTGCCATCTGGTCAATTTCAAACGCTGTCTTAAACACCTTCTTCTCTTCATCAGAAAGCCAAGAGACATGTTGAACACTGCCAAACTTGTCATTCACTTCCTTGATTGCAGCTTCCACATCTTCGCATCGTTCTTTCACAACGTCAAGCAACACAGGGTCAATTCGATCAACATTCCCTGCTGCTGTTGTTTGTGTAAACGTAAACGCAGGGCATGGGTTGATTCCCTCAGACACACCACCCATCAACAATGCAGTGCTCTTTGTTGGTGCAATTGCAATGAGGCTTGCATTGTTTTTACTAGCCTTCTTCGCATTGGTTGACAACTTCTCAAAGATTTCCATGTTCAGCCAGCCAGCTTCCAGGCTTTCCCACGGAATGCGCTTTTGCATCAGCAACGTGTGGTAGCCACAGACACCAAGGCCCAAGGCTCTATAACGCTCTGTAAAGCGACGAATCTTCTCGAAGCCAGCTACCCCCCAACTCTTGTCCAGAAACTCATCTACGACGCAATTAAGGAACTCTACAGCCCATGCAACATAACAATCTTCAGTGCCTAGCTTCTCGTTAATCTTGTCCCAATGCACAAGGTTCAAACTGGACAACACACAAGAGTAGGTGTGCTGCTCATCACTTGGCAACAAGATTTCAGAGCAAAGATTTGATGCCTTATTCGTGCCTTTGTATGCCTTTGGCAACTTCCGATTTGCCTTGTCAACAAACCAGAAATAGCCCTTGCCTGTCACTGCCTTGGCTTTAAGCGCTTTTTGATAGCGACGAACAGCATCGGTATCTCCTGCATTAAGACGCGCAATAAAAGCATCAGAGATATTCCAGCCAACATTAAGATCGTCAGGAGAAGCAACAAGGTAGTCACACAACTCATCAAAATCTCCGTGGTCAATCGGTAAATATCCTGCAAAAGCTCCACGCCTATTACTTCCTTGTGATACAAGTTGCATGTCTGCAACAAAACTCTTGAAGAGAGGCACTACGCCAGAAGCCTTGCCCTTCCCCTTAAATGGGGTTCCACGCTTGCGAACATCCCCCAGGTAGGCTGATGTACCAAAGCCCATCTTTGTGAGCATAGCAGTTTCATGCTTGGCCCGGTAGAACCCGTCTACGCTGTCTTCAACGTAGCTACCAGCGCAAGAGATAGGAAAGCCCCGGTCAGTTCCCATGTTTGATAGCACAGGAGTAGAGGGTGAGAGAATACCATCCCATAGCATGTTGAAGAAAACTTCTCTTGCATTTGGCTTGTCACTGTATTTAGCTGCTGATGTAGCAATTCGTTCAAATTGTTCTCGGATTGTACGTGCTTCATACAAGTATTTTTGCATGAACATGGCATATCCGCCTGTCGAGTACCAGGGAGGGGTTTCCCCCCTGGCTTGACTTTTCTTTCGTTCTTCGCTGAGTTTTTCATACTCGTCATTCTTTACCATGAAAATGCTTTCTCGTTCCAGTCTCGTCGGTATTCTTTGCCAATGCCAGCAAAGAAGTCGTTAAATGCAAACCCTGTAATGTCTTTGTAAAACCACTCTGCAATCGGATTGTACTTTGGTTTATACAAAGCCTTCAGGCCGAGATTTTTAAGGCACAGGTCAATTCGGTGTTCCACAAAATGTTTCATCTGCGTAGCCGTAATACCTGATATTTCACCCACCTCAAACACTTTGTCAATAATGAGTGTTTCGTGTTGATACAGTATTTTTGCAGCATCGTAAATTTTCTCCGATACGTCGCCACCAATTTGCTCTTGCAGGGCACGATAACACCAAGCCCCCGCTTCTGCATGTAGGGCTTCATCACGTACCGAGAATGCAATGCCACGACAAACATTGTTCAGTTTGTTTTTTCCGTTTGCTTGGAAGTGCTTAAGGAATGCGAAAGCACTATACAACACAGCACCTTCGACAAGGCTAAATACAGCCGTTGAATATAGGTCATCTTCATCACTTAGTGCCTTGTCAATAAACTCCATCCGTTCTTTCAGGTCTGGGTCTTCCACGTAGCTTGTGTAAAAACTGTCAGTGCTTACGTTCAAAGCCTCGTTCAACTTGGCATAGAACGGAGCATGCACAGCAAGCTCAAACATGGAGAACACAGAAGCCATACGTGTAAACTCTGGCCGAGGGAATGTCTTTACAAAGCGGCTTCCCCAATACTCTCCACCAGCACGAAGCTCATACAACGTGAACAATCGAAGCGTTGTAAGAACTCCATGCTTCTCTGCCGGAGTCATGTCAACAAGAATGCTTTGAACATCCTTCTCAACGTTGATTTCCCCAGGCAACCAGAAAATCTCAAGCTGCCTGTCTGCATACTCAATAGGAACTTTATACTTTGCTACAATACTTTCTGTTGGAACTTGGATGTCAGCGGAAGTCACCAGAGCCTCCAATCTTTTTACGTGCTGCCCGGTCAGTGAGTTTCTTGATGTTCTCTTCCATAGCACGTTCAAGAGGGATGCCGTAGTAGTGCGCCAGTGTTGCAATATGCCACATCAAGTCACCAAGCTCATTCTCCAACTTAATCAAGTAATACTCATATTCTGAATCACTCTCTTTGTCAGAATCACGTAGAAACTTCTGACGAACACCCATCACCTCGCCTGCTTCTGAAGCAAGCCCTGCAAAGATGGCTTCAAGGGTGTAGCTTGAAAGGCGAAAGCTCTCAGCCTTCTTTTGGTATTCATTCGGTGTCATCTTCGTCCTCTTCAACGTTCTCGTAGTATTCCAGGGTGTCACGCAGATTAGTGCGGAAACTTGGGTCTAGTGAATACACATCGTCAGCATTCTCTTCGATGCTACTCAAAATATCTTCAATACATGGAATACTCATTCTTATTCTTTCAACAATGCAAATTCAATAATGCCAAGGTAGAGAGAGAAATGAAAGTCTTCTTCTTTACTTCCAAATTCAAACCCGAGATTAAATCCACAAACAAATCGCCAAGCAAAAATCATCGCCCTGTACTCCTAACAGTTTCAAGAATTTTCATTTGAACATCAACACCGATCAAGTTCCACCAATCAATGTCTTTCAAAACTATTTCTTCAAACGCTTTGACCGTGTGGAAGATGTGGCTTTCTTCGTAGAACTCGTCCCAATCTTCTTCGTTGTACATCTTACAATCCTTTCTTCTGCTGTTTTAGCATCGTGGCAATTCTTACACAGAATTTGATACCCGTCAACTTCACACAGCAATCTATCTATAAACACATCCCACGAAACAAAGCCCTTGGAAGGGTCTACAACAGGCTCAATGTGATCGGCAGCTACCAACTTACCCGGAAACTCTTTCTCGCATCCAGCGCATTTGTAGTGCTTTGCAAGCCTGCCTGTTGCAGTGTTCACCTTTGTTCGCGTGAAGGCTTTGGACAGGGCTTCATTACGTGGCCCCCATTTGCGTGAGAGGGTGCGAAGCCCTCCCACTACAAACGAATGAAACCTAGCCTCAGTCCATTGTCCTCCGTTACGCTTCATCTTGTCGAGCTTCATCTTGCCGACGTTGAAGCAGCTCAATTGCGTGGTTGTCCACACGATACCCGTAAGTTGAACTCATAAAATCAAAAATCTTCTCAAGAGCATCGGTGGTAGTGATTCCATCTTTGTTAGTCAAAGACAACTTAGTCGTTTCATCAAACGCTGTGTAAGAAATTTCAAGAGTTGCAGTAAAATCAGTGTACATTTAATTCTCCATCAAAGCGTTCCAAGACGCATTAAATTCTTTAGGGATGTTATCGCTAATCATCTTAGCGATTTCTTGTGTTTCTTTCTGTGAGTGAGGATCAAGACGCAGCTTGCACACCCGAGCAAAAGCTGCCAAGCTGCCAGTCCAAACCCACTCAGTCATCATGTTCTGAGGCAAAATCATTCGAGCCTGCTCAGGGCACACATTCTCACGCAACATCACTTTATACAACTCAAAACACATATTCATTGCGTCAGAGGGGTATAGAGGGCCAGGAAGCTCAACCATCTCTTCTGAACTTCCTTGCTTCACTGTAGGCGCTTTTGCACGCCAATACAGAGGGTAGTAAAACTCTGGCTCACTGTCAACATACCGACGACTCACTTCATTCCACACAAGACCTACTTGGTGTTTCCCAAGCTGTCTTGCCACGAAGATAGGAGCCTTGATGCGGAATGTCAAACTGGTGTGCCCGAAAGGAGTCCAGTGGTTGTGCTTTGCTAGGTAACGAATGAGTTTATGATTTTGCTCTTGTGTGTAAAGGTCTGCCAGCTTGTCAAAGCTAACACGTGCCGCATCACAAACTGCATTATCATTCCCCATAAACCTAACAAGTTCAACTTTTTGTCCGATTGTTTTCATCTGTTTTTACTGGTGAATAGTAATCGCAACGCCCATCTTTATCAACAGGTGTCACAGAGAAGTATGCTTGGAAATAATCACTTGGTGGTGCCTTGTGGCGATAGCAAGTCATCTTCATAGGGCAATTCCCACCGGGGCACATTGTTATATCTGGCATAGTATTCCTCTACTTCCTTATCCCATTCTTCGTTTTCAGTGGATTGTAAAACTTCTGCTTTTCGTTTCTTGCCCTCTTTCTCAAGGGCAATTGTTTCACGGCTCAGCTTCTTTTGTTTCTTTTCTTCTTTCATTCTACATTCTTTGCAAGTTGTTCGCGCAACACCTTAGTAATACCCCTGCTAGGAGTGCTGATAATCCACGGAAGAAGTGTGATGTACAGCTTCTCAAGAAGGATTACATCTTGGATATTGTACTTCTCCATCTTCTGCCATGCAGCCAAGTCACGCTGCATACATTTCACCCACAACTCAAAC